AGGCCGGGGCCAAGTTGCTGGAGTACAAGCGCATTGCCGCCGACTACGGCATTGACCCCAGCATTGGGCAGCTCAACAGCATGGTGCGTGGCACGGTCGCCGGGACGATGGATTCGGCATGGGTGACTGAGTGGGCCAAGAACCACGCCAAGTCCGCGTTTCCCGCACTAGCCAAGCGCATTGACGCCGGAGAGACCGTGGCGTCCATTGCCGACCCGTTCAAGCAAGCCTACGCAAAGGTATTGGAGGTGAACCCCGACGCCGTGAATCTCGATGACCGGCTAATCAAGCAGGCCCTCCAGGGCAAGGATGATAAGGGGCAGCCTGCGGTGCAGAGCCTGTGGCAGTTTGAGGACACGTTGCGCAATGACTCCCGTTGGAGTCGCACGCAGAATGCCCGTGACAATGCTGCCGCCACCGCGCACGGCGTTCTCCAGTCCTTTGGCCTGGTGAACTAATGGCCGCTCCCGTCGATGACGCATACAAGCTCATCCTTGACACGTTCACCAAATACGGCCTGGCGTCATTGGCCCCCAAGATCATGGAGTATCTGCGCAAGGGGTATTCCACCGACCGGGTGGCCATCGAGCTGCAGGGCACCGACGAGTACAAGCGCCGATTCATTGGCAATGAGACCCGCCGCAAGGCCGGTCTGTCGGTGCTGTCCCCGGCTGAGTACCTGTCCGCTGAGGATTCCTACCGGCAGATCATGTCTGCCGCAGGGGTACCCAAGGGCTTTTACGACACCCCGAGCGATTTTGCCGGTTTCATTGGCAGCGGGGTTTCCCCGGCTGAGATTCAGGGTCGGGTCACCGCAGCCACGGACATGCTCAACAAGGGCAATGCCCAGGAGCTGGCGTACTTCAAGCAGTTTTACACGCACGGTGACCTCATCGCGTTTGCCCTTGACCCCAAGCGGGCCGCGCCCCTGGTCGGCAAGGCGTTCGCCGCTGCCGCCGTGGGTGGAGCTGCCGCAGGGCAGCACCTGCAAATCGGCAAGGCCACCGCTGAGGATCTGGCCGGTATGGGCATTGACGCTAATACGGCAAATCAGGGTTTCTCCCAAATAGCAGCCGACCGCCCACAGGCGGCAAAGCTGTCCTCGATCTACGGCGACTCCTACACGCAGGACCAGGCCGTGGCGGACATTTTCAAGAACGACGCCGCCGCTGGCAACCAGCGCAAGAAGCTGTCCAGCAAGGAACGGGCCACGTTCGGTGGCTCCGCTGGCATTGGCAATTCCTCGCTTTCCCGCAATACGGGCGGGCAGCTCTAGCAGTAAAGCCGCACTGGCAGACACGCAGGTTCAAGTCCTGCGGCGGCACTCCACCACGGACCGACCGGCCCCGAGGTGCGCAATCAGAGCCCGGTAGTCGCAGCCATTCACGTCACCCCTTGACGTGCGTGCGGGCGGCGAACACACAGATAACAGGGAGAATGCCCAATGGGCGATAACGCCTTCAATGGTTACGACGATGACGATGACGATTTCGACTTCGACGGTGGCGACGCACTGAGCAAGGTCCGCAAGGCGGACCGCGCAAAGGCCAAGCGCATCAAGGAGCTGGAGGACGTTCTGGCCGAGCGAGAGAAGTCTCTCGCGGAGCTGAACGGCAAGGTCAAGGTCACCGGAGTTTCCGAGATTTTGAAGGCGCGAGGTGCCAACCCCGCGCTGGCCAAGTACGCGCTGAAGGACGACGTGGAAGCAAGCGAGGAAGCCGTGGACGCGTGGCTTTCCGAGAACGGTTCTCTCTTTGGCTATGAGCCGAAGGGTGCCGAGGTTTCCGCCGATCAGTCCGGCGAACTTGGGAGTGAAAGCGGGGACGTTGATATGACGGCCCTTGCCGGTGCGCTTGCCGCAATGCAGCGAGTCCAGACCGGAGAAGCCAACAGTGCCCCCGCACTCGCTGGCAACGACAAGATCGCACAGGCCCTGTCCGCCATTGACAGCAAGGCCACCTCTTTTGATGACGCAGCCGCCGCTCTTGGCAAGCTGGGCATCACGATTTAAAACCCCCAACCCTAGTTGAAAGGTAATACCAATCATGGCTGATAGCCTGATTAGCGTTGCCACAACTCCCGGTTATGCTGATAACACTGTCAAGGCGGCGTATGACCTCCTTTTCAAGTGGGCTCTGACTGAGGTTCCTCAGTACCGGATGTTTGTGGATGTTAAGCCCCAGGCCCCCACCATGCAGGGGTCCAGCATTACTCTCCAGCTCAACCAGTGGACGGATGAGGCGACGGTCAACGCCGCCAAGACCCCGCTGTCTGAGGAAGTCGATAACGACGCGGTTAAGCTCCCGGCGACTAAGACCGTGACGCTTACCCCGCAGGAGTTCGGTTTTCATACCGTCAGGACTTTGAAGCTGATTAACCGGGCGATGACCCCGGTTGACCCGGTGGTTGCCCGCTTTGTTGCGGACCACCAGCGCAAGGTCGTTGACGAGCTGATTCAGGACAAGCTCAACGCGGGTGTCGCCTCCGGCAACATTCTGCGTGGCGCGGGTCGTGCCAGCACCAACCTGATCACGGCGGCGGACACGCTGACCGCTGACATGGTGCGTGTGGCCAAGCTGCGCCTCGCGGTTGCGCAGACCCTGCCCTGGTTCGGTGACACCTACGCTGCGGGTATTCACCCCACCGCCGTTTTTGAGCTGCGTCGTGAGACCGGTTCTGGCGCGTGGCGTCTGCCCAACGAGTACGGGTCTTCGCAGGACAAGATTTGGACCGGCACCATTGGTGACTTTGAAGGCGTGCGCTTCGTTGAGAACGCGCGTACCCGAGTTGCCGCCGATGGCGCGAGCGGTGCCAAGGTTGCCCGCACGTACTTCTTCGGCCGTGAGGCCCTTGCGGAGCACGTGATTGTTGAGCCCCACATTGTCCTTGGCAATGTCGGGTCCGACCGTTACAACCGCAAGCGCACCATTGGTTGGTACGGCGACTTTGACCAGCAGGTTTACCGTCAGGAAGCCCTGGTCATTGCTCAGACGGGTTCGGCGCAGCTCTAAGTAGCTGTGGCGTTTGGCCCCGCTCCCATTGATTTGGGGGCGGGGCCACCCTTTTTTGGAGGCCCACATGCCCCTGTCTGTTCCAGCGCCCGGCGAGCCGACCTGGCTGTTCAACACGCCCTCGATCATCGAGCGCACCGACTCCCGCCACCCGTTGCTGTCACGGACAAAGACACGGGTCGGCATTTCCGTTCTCAAACAGAACGGCTTTTACCGGCAGGTCCGGTACCCGTCCGACGAGGAAATCGCCGCAGCGGACGTGACGTACTTAGGCGGTTATGACCACACCGTGTCGGATGTGGAAGCCGCATCGCTGCGCGCTGCCGGTTATACCGACCTGACCGCGATTGACTAGACCGATGCCAAGTTCGCAGCAAAACATTGAGCAGCAAAACAACAACCAAGGCGTTGACCAGGCGGTTCTCCTGGCCCGAATTGAGGTCAAGTTGGACAACGCACTGGCAACGGGGCAGGTCCACGATTCCCGCCTTGGGGATCACGACCTGCGGCTGCGGGCCATTGAGACGGCCATCGCAGGAATGCTCGCCACGGGCACGTCATGGAAAGCATGGCTGCCCACCATCATTGCCGCCCTTGGGGTTCTCGCGGCGTTCGGCGTCACCCTTAATCTGAAGTAAGGATTTGCCTTGCCTACCATTATCTCGCGCGCCACGTGGGGCGCTGTGCCCCCACGGGTGGCCCCGCAGTTCGTGCATATCTCTGACCGTACCGAGTTCTACGTTCACTATGAGGGTGGCACGGACATTAGTAAGCGGGTCGCTACCGACGCGCTGGGCCTGGTCCGTGAGTGGCAGCTCATGCACATGGACACCTCCGACCCAAATCATGGGTGGAATGACATTGGCTACAACTTTCTGGTTGTGTCCGGTGGTCCGCTGGATGGGCAGATCATTGAGGGCCGTGGCCGGGATGCAGCCGGGGCGCATTGCCCCGGTCATAACACCTCGGCCATTGGCGTGCAGGTAATGCTGGGCGGTGACGTGGACGCGAGCAAGGCGGCGCTGGCGTCGGTGCGGTGGCTCTATGACAAGTTCTGCACCGACGCTGGCCACGCCCTGGCCAAGCACGGACACCGGGATGGCTACGCCACCGCCTGCCCCGGCGACAAGCTGTATGCGTGGGTGAAGAAGGGCATGCCCTCGGACAAGCCCACCCTTCCGGCTATCAAGCCCGTGAAGGGGTCTGCAAGCCCCGCTCCGGCCCTTTCGGCCCCACTCCGGCAGGGAGATAAGGGCAGCACCGTTTTGGCCCTTCAGAAGCGCCTACAGGCGCGCGGCTGGCGTGTCACCGCCGATGGCCTTTTCGGTGGTGCCACCGAGTCCAGCGTGCGCAAGTTCCAAGAGGAAAAGGGCCTGGCCGTGGACGGCGTGGTTGGCCCGAAGACGTGGGCCGCGCTGTGGTCCAACAAGAACATCACGTGAGGACACCATGACCCTAAAGAACCTTGCCCCCGTGGCCAAGGCGGTAGCCGCGTTCCTGGCCGCTGGCCTTGGCGCGTTTGCCACCGCCGCCGTTGACGGCGTGGTTTCTCCCGCCGAATGGGCCGCGATTGCGGCGACCGCTCTAGGCGCGACCGGCCTTGTCTACCGCGTGCCCAATAGTGACGGTGAGTAATGGCGTGCTCGTCATCGTGTGCCACGCAGGACTGCCCGAACTACGGCACGTGTATGCGGAACAAGGGCATTAAGACGTTTCTGCTTCAGCCGCACAAGGGCATTGACTCGGCCAAGGACAAGAAGTTCAACGCCGAGCTGAACGCCTATGAGGCTGCCATCCGTCAGGGCGTGCAGCCCGAGGGCACCAGCATGGCCAAGATCGAGAGGGCCATGCAGATTTCCGAGGCCACAGGTGTGGCCTTTGACGCGGGGGCTAGTTAATGGCCACCGAGGAATTAGCGCACGCGCTAAACCGGGTGGCCGGAACGCTTTACCTTGACGCGCAGGGCGCGGCCAACGTGTGGGCGGGAACGACCGGCAAGGACTTGCTGGGCGCATTGAACGCCAAGGCGGGCACCAGTGGCCTTGGTCTGCTTCGTGTGCTCAACCGGCTGGCGGGCACCACCAACCTTGGGGTCAACGCCGCCGCTGCCGCCCTGTTCAACGGGGCAGCGCCGGTCCCGGCGCGGACCCGCTTTACCGGCACCACGCTAACCGCCACCTAATAGAAGGACACAGCCGTGGCCATTTACCACTTTGGCACCAGCGTTGACGGGTCGGTGTTTGTTGAGCAGGTCTCCAACACCCCGCCCGTGGACGCGACCGCTACCGTCGCCCCACAGCGCCCGCCGCGTGGGCTCCACATCAAGGTCCGCAACCCCGGCAATGGGACGGACCTGCCCGACGCCATTACTCAGGACTACGGCTATTGGGATTACACCACTCAGGACATTCCCGTTATTTGGGTGTCGCTGGATAATTGGGCGTCCCACGTGTCGATCCGGTCGGCTGAGGCGATGGACGCCGCAGCGTCCTCCGGCATTGAGGTGGCCAACGCGGTGCAGCTCGCGGCTGCCGCCAATGACACCGCAAATCAGGCCCTGTCCCTGGCCCAGCAAAGCACCGGGGGCATTGAGTCCGTCAACGGCAAGGTGGGCACGGTCATCCTGACCGCCGCCGATGTGCAGGCTCGACCTGCCAGCGCCACCATTCCCGTGGGTGACGTGATCGGCCTAAAGCCGGTGGCCACCAGCGGCGTCTACACCGACCTGACCGGGCGACCGCCCGTGGCGATTCCACTGACGGACAAGGGCAGCCCCTCGGGGGTGGCCACGCTCGATGCCACCGGCAGGGTGGCACCGGCTCAGCTCCCGCCAAACATTGGGCAGCTGGACATTTACCAGAACGCGGACGGCACCTGGCCGCTGCGTAACTCCGTCAGTGCCGACCCCACCGCCCGCGTCAATTGGTGGTACTTCTCCGCGACCAGCCCCGCCCCGCAGGCGGGCAATGGCTACGTGGTGGGCCGCGACGTGCTTTACAAGAAGGTCTGAGTCATGGCCGTTGTCCTTTATTTCCTTGACGCCGCCACGCACCTGTTCCGCTCCGCAGGCGGACCCGACATTGAACCCGCCTTTTCGACAAGCAGTGGTGGCTACGGCCAGATTGCTTATGGCCTTGACCCGTACGGGAGTCCGCAGTGAGTCGTCCAGTTCTGCCAGTAGAGGGTCAGTCTGGCCCCGGCCAGCCGTGGGCCGCAACGCTCAATAACGCCATCATTGACGTGTCTGACCGCGCCGACCAGGCCATCAGTCTGGCGCAGGCAAATGCCTCCGGTGGCGTTCCCGGCGTCGTGCAGCTTGACTCGTTTGTGGGGGCAACCGACGACGCCAAGCTGGACGCGGCGCTGTCGTACGCAGGGGCGCAGACCCGCATTCCTGCCATTCAGTTCTCCAACCGGCTGACCACGCTCAACACCGTGGGCCGTATCCCGTTCAATGGCATGAAGCTCATTGGCCCCGGTGGGTCCGCTGGCCCCAAGAACCTTGAACTCAACTCCGGCAAGTACGTCACTCATCAGGTGCGGCTTAATGTCGGCAACGGCACGTCCTCGTGGTTCAACGGCACCGGGTCCATTTACGACGTTTACATTGGCGACCTGGCGTTTCAGGGCGGCGGCTCCGTGGCGCAGTTCTGGCACCAGGCCAGCGGCACCCTGTACGCGTGCCAGTTCCACGCGTTGACGCACTACAACTTCAAGCACGTGTTCGGCACACCCGCCGCCAAGGCGCTAATGACGCAGGTGGTTTTCTCCGGCCATTGGACCTGCCTCAACTTCTGGGACACGCCCTTTACCATCGGTGGCAGTGACAACAATTTCTGGATGAGCGGCTATATCAACATGGGGCCGTCACAGTCCGACCAACAGGTGGGCGGTGGCAAGTTCCAGTTCAGCTTTGACGGCGTGGGTAAGACCAACGTTGGTTATATGTACGTGTCCTGCAATAACGGCTGGCGCGGTATCCGCATCAGCGGCAACAGCGGGAACGCGCTCAACTTTTACGGCGGCATGTATGAGGGCTACAAGCCCTCGGGTGTGCAGGCCAATGGCCAGAGCCTGCGGTGCGATGGCTCCCTCATCCGGGTAGAGGGTGGCGGCAACGCCTTCTTTGGCCCGTGGATCGCCTTTGGCATGGACAAGCCCGACGCCAACAACCACGGCCTGGTCGAGATTCTGGGTGGCGACACGGCGTTTTACCGGCCCACCTTTGCGCTGGGTGCCACTCCCGAGTCCACGCCAATGGTCTATGCCTCGGGTGGAACGGTCACCGTGCGTGACGCGGCCCCCGCGACGCTTAACTCCACGTGGACACAGGCCCCGCTTGTCACGGCTGCGGGCGGAACGATCCGCTCTGACGATTCCGTCCGTACCTCCTGAAAGGCTTTAGCCAATGACCGCACCTCTTTTCCGAGCGTCGGGCGTACTCCGTGGCAACTCCACCACGGGCACCCTGACCATTCCCGCCGCCGTCCAAGATGGCGATTGGGGCTTTCTGACCGTCAGCAACAGCGACGGCATGGGCGCTCCGAGCATCCCCACCGGTTGGTCGCAGGTGGCGCAGGCTGCCCACATCAACAGCAAGGCGTACTTCACCGTCTTTGCGAAGCAGTTCGCCGCTGGCGACGCCGGTCCGGCCATTACATGGGCGGTTGGCAGCAACTTCGGCATCGTGGGTGTCTGGTATTCGGGTGCAAATGGCATCGGGGTCATCGGCTCCGTCACTGCCAGCGCAGCGGGCACCACCACGGTGGCCAACTCCGTAACCACCACCAGCCCGGACAATGTGGTGCTGGCAATGGCCACGCACACTGCGGGTAGCGCCGGGTTTGCCGCCTCCGGCACCATCGCCCCTGACGCCACGGTGCGCGGGACTACCTTCAGCACCGCCACGTTCGGCCACTCCATTGTGGTGGCCGATCTGACCAAGGCCACGGCGGGCGCGACGAATGCACAGACCGTCACCTGGGACGCGGCCTACACCGGCTCCGGTGCCATGCAGCTCGCCGTGCTGCCGGTGCCTGCCCCGCAGGTGTGGGTGCCCTCCACGGACACCGGCTCGACCACGACCGGTTGGACGAAGACCCCGGCAGGTGCGGCGTCCATTGCGGCGGTCCTTTCTGACACGGACGCGACGACCTACATTGAGTCCGGGGATAACCCCAATGGCCTCGTGTACCAGTCCGCACCGTTCACCCTGTCAAAGCCTGCGGACCTGACCAGCGTCAGGGTGAAGGCGTCTGGCTATCTGGCCTCGGGCACCACCGGCTCCCGGCTGATTCAGCTTTACCAGAGCACCACGCTGATTAAGCAGCAAACGGTGGCCCTGACCGGGACCAACGTCGAGACCGTCGTGTCCTTGAACAGCACGGAAGCGGGGTCCATCACCGTAACGGCGGGGCAGTGGGCCAACCTTTCGGTCAAGGTCACTGACACGGCCAGCTAATGGCTCCGCTCTCTGTAGGTGCAGCCGGTACCCGCCTGACCCGCCTCACGGCGCAGGCGGGTGCCGCCGCCCTGAGCCGGACCCGGCTCACCGACGTGTCGGTATTGGCTGGGCCATTGCCGCCCGACGCCGCCACGACCCGGCTCACCGAGCTGGCCGTGGTGACCGGCACCGGCTCCAGCGTTCCCCGCACACGCCTTTCGGCCCTGAGCGTCACGGTGTCAAAGCCCGTCGCTGCCGGTATTACCGAGCTAACCGCGCTGTCGGTTGTGGCCGGGCCTGCCATTCAAACGCGGGCGGCTCTGCCGTGCGTGTTTTACCTGGCGGACGACGGCAGCTTTCGGCCCCTTCAGTTGCTGACCCTTGACGACTTCCCGTGGAATTGAGCCGACGTGCCTATTGTAATTCGTAATCCTGGCGTGCCGGACCCCGGTCTGCCGTCATCGGATGGCACCACCCGCAATGACATTGTGGAGGAGGTGCTGTCCGACCTTCAGGGGTTTACCGCCGCACCCGATCAGGTGACCTCCCTGACGGCGGACATTGCCGCCGCCGCCACGTCGTTGACCGTGGCCGACACCGCCGGGGTGTCCTCGGGCATTCTGGAAATCGGCAACGAGCTGGTCTGGGTCACCGGATTTGACGCCCAAAGCGGCAACGTGACCTTGCTGCCCAAGGGTCGGGGGTGGCGCGGCACCAAGGCCGTGCCGCACACGGCGGGAGAGACCGTCGTGGTGTCCCCCAATGTGCCCCGGTCGGTGGTTATCCGAGAGGTCAACAACCAAGTCCGTGCCCTGTACCCGTCACTGTTCGGCATTAAGACGTTCACGTTCAATCACGATGACCCGCTGCAAAACGCGTGGCCGTTGCCTGCCGACGCGGAGGCCGTGTTTGACGTGCGGTTCAAGGACGTGCTGGGCAATTGGGAACGGGTGCGCCATTGGGAGGTGGAGTTCTCCACCGACACCGCCCTGGCCACCTCCGGGGTGGCCTTGCGGGTGGGCGGTGTGCCCATCGGCTACCCGGTGCAGGTGGTTTACGGTGCGCGTCCCACGCCAATGACCGACGACAATTCCCTGTTTGCGGCCACCGGACTTCAGTCCGGCGCAAAGGACTTGCTGGTGCTGGGTGCCCTGGCCCGAATCATTCCAATGCTGGACGTGTCCCGCCTAGCCGTGCAGCACGCCGCCGCCGACGAGCTGGCAACCCCCCGTCCGCTGGGGTCCGCCTCGGCCTTGGCCGACAAGTTCACAAAGACATACACGCAGCGGCTTAACGAGGAGCGGCGCATCCTTTCCGACCGCTATCCCGCCCGAGTGCATTGGACTAGGTAATGCCAGTTTCCCGCTTTTACTCCAGCACCGCAGGAAAGATGACGCTGCAGCTTGGCGTCACTGCCGTGGCCACCGCCCTGTCGGTGGACACCACGGTGGGCCTGCCCGGCTCCACTCCCTTTACCCTGCTGCTGGATGCTGGCACCTCCGCTGAGGAGATTGTCAACGTTACGCAGGTCTCGGGTAACACCCTGGTCGTGCAGCGTGGGCAGGACGGCACCTCCGCACAGCCGCACGCCAACGGTGCACCGATCCGGCACGCCCTGACCGCACGGGATCTGCGCGACTCCCGCGAGCACGAGGCCGCGACCGTGGCCCACGGGGTGACCAGTGCCCTGGTGGGCACCACGGACCCGCAGGCGCTGACCAACAAGAACCTGTCCTCGACTACCAATGTGTTTCCCTCCAGCCTGGCATCAGCAAGTGCCCTGGCCGCAGAGCTGACAGCTCGTGCCGACGGTGACACCACGCAGGCCACGGCGCTGACCAACCATGCCGCACTCGCCGCCACGCACGGTGCCACGGGTGCAGTGGTGGGCACCACCAATGTGCAGACGCTGACCAATAAGACATTGGCGTCTGCGCAATTCACCGGTACCGCCACTAACCTGGCCGCGAGTTTCGTGGTGGGCGACCCGACCACCACGACGCAGCCCGCGTTCTATGTCCGCAAGAAGGCCACTGCCAATGCCGACACGTACGAGGCGAGGTATTACCTGACCGATGCCACGGGCGGAACGACCAGTGCCCTTGGGCATGTGCTGGCCAAGAACGGCGCGGAGATTGCCCGCACGCAGCTCAACGCCGATGGGCGTTTCGGTTGCACGGGTGGCATTGACGCAGGCGGCACGATTACCGCCGACAACCTCGGGGATACCGGGTGGGTCACTACCGGGTTCGGCGTAAGCAGCGGCTGGTCCCTGAGTCCTTGCTCATACCGGGTCCGCAACGGGGTGGTGACACTCAACCTGCGGTTTAGCCGCACAGGCACGCCAATCGTCTCCAGTAGCAATGCCAACGTGGCCGACGTGGCGGTACTGACCGTGCCGACCACGGCCCGAACCGGATTCAATGTCACGGGCACCGGCATTGTCCTGGCCACGGCAGGGTCGGGCGGGTTCGTCTATCAGATCCTCAACGGCGCAATGACCATTGTCGCGGCCATGAACCCCAGCTTTACGTGGAATACCGGCGCGGATTTCTATACCACCATCACTTACCTTCTCTAAGGAGTCACCGTGGCATTTGACCTGTCGGTGACCCCGGATATCTCTGAGGGCCTGCCCGCGCTGCTGAGTGCGCGGGAGACCTCGGAAAGCTTTGCCCAAAGCGGGGTCCGGTTTGACGTGGCCATTGGTGGTGTCGCCTTCCTGGCGGCAACCTCCGACGCCCGCCCGTACGTGCGGCAGTCCGCGTCCGTGTCCAAGCAGCAATTCGATTCCAGCAAAGAGGCTGGCGAGCAGACCTTGGACCAGTTCTGGCTGCGGTCGCAAACGTCCTGGCACCGTGGGGCGGGCATCAAGTATTACGAGCCCGGTTCCGATGACGCCACGCCCTACCGCTTTACCGAATCGGTCGGCATTGACGTGTGGACCAAGGACTCCTTCACCCTGCTGAAGCGGTGCAGCAACGTTGGCCCGGTCACCGCAGGGCAAAGCGCCTATGCCTCCACCGGCAAGCTGCCCGATAACACGGACGTGGTATTCACCGTGGAGAACGGCGTGGTTAAGCGCCGGTACGGGTCGGGCGGGGTGAACACCATTACCGGTGTCACCGCCACCTCACGGGTGGCCATTGCCGGGACGCAGATCCTGGTCGGCACGGCCAATTCCATTGCGTCGGGGTCATCGACCGGAACGACCCTGACCAACCTCATCACCGGAGCACCGGCACCCCCGGTGCCCTATTGGGCCAAGTCGCGCGTCATTGCCGCTGCCGGGTCCGCCCTGTACGAGCTGCCATTGGTGGCCGGAACCTGGCCCACTGAGCCGCTGTTCAGGCACCCCGACCCCGGCTGGACATGGACCAGCGTTGCCGATTCCCCGTCCGCCATTCTGGCTGCCGGGTACGGCGGTGGGCAGGGTGCCATTTACCGCTTCACACTGGAGGACGCCGCTGCCGGGTCATTGCCCAAGCTGTCGCAGGGATACCAGATCGCGGAGTTCCCTCCCGGTGAGGAGGTCCACGCGCTGCGGGTGTACCTCGGTGCCTACCTGGGCATCGGCACGAGCAAGGGCCTGCGGGTGGGGCTCATTGACTCCCAAGGCAATGTCTCCTACGGCCCGCTGCTGATCGAGACCCAATCCCCGGTGCGGTCCCTGTCCGCCCGTGACAGCTTCATCTACGCCGCCGTGGAGGCAGCCATGCCGGACGGTGGCAGTGGCTGCGCACGGGTGAACCTGTCCGAGCAGATTGCCGATATGCAATTCGCCTGGGCGTGGGACGCACAGACCCAGAGCGTCGGGCAGGTCAACTCCGTGGCATTCCTGGGCACCTCGGGGCGAGTGGTCCTGGCGGTGGCCGGAGAAGGCATCTACATGCAGTCCGCCACGCAGTACGAGACCTCCGGGTATCTGATTTCGGGGCGGCACCGCTACGGCACGGTGGAGCAAAAGTCCTTTGAGCGGGCCGACCTTGGCCTGCGGGTTCCCGGTGGCTCTGCCAAGTTCTCGGTCATTGACTCTGGCGGCAATGAGCTGTTCGTCCGGGCCATGAGCCCGGCCTCGGCTGACTCCCTCGGGCTGTCCCTGCGGGGACGCCCACCGGGCACCCAAGAGTTCGTATCCTTCAAGATCGAATTGGGTTGCAGCACAAACGGTTTGGTTGCACCTTCGGTGGATTCCCTTCAGATCAAAGCGATTCCGTCGCCCCCGCGTCAGCGGATGGTGCAGTACCCGCTTATGTGCTTTGACCTTGAACGCTCCGGCACGGGGGTGGCCTTCGGCAAGGAAGGCTTTGCCTGGCAGCGGGTCCAAGCATTGGAGGCGGTGGAGAATGAACGGGCCACCGTGCAGGTGCAGGACTTCGTAACCGGTGAAACCTACGACGCGCTCATTGAGACCATCGAGTTCAAGCGCACCGGCCCAAGGTCCGGGGACAACCGGCCCAACTTCGGCGGGTATCTGTCGGTCACCGTGAGGCGGCTGTGATCCCCCGGTGGTACTACCGCGAGCTGGGACCGGGGGACACCGGGCGCGACGTGGCCGTTGTAGCCCGCAAACTGGCCACGCTGGGGTCGGACTACACCGACGAGCTGTGCGCCCGTGTGCGTGGCGTACAGGCCCGTTGGAAGCTACCCGTGACCGGACTGGTGGACACCGAGACCGCCAAGGTGCTGGGTGAGCGGGCCGCTGCCGGGCAGGTGCCCGAGTGGCTGGGCGATCCCGAGCGGGAGGCGCAGGTGCTGGCCTCCACCGTGGGCGACGCCGACGCATTGCGCCGGTTCCAGGGTGCCTACCGGCTGCCGGTGACCGGCGAGCTGGACCCTGAGTGCGCCACCCTGTTGGCGGACGTGTACTGTTTGTGAACGGCATCAGGTCGGGACGTTGCTTACCCTCCGTCCCGGCCTGGTGTCGCGGCCGATTCCAGGGCACTACTTGGTTAGCCGCAGCAGGAACCCCCCTTGGTCTGGAGCCAAGGGGGGTTCTTTTTTTTGTGCCCTCGCGCCCATTACCACACCCGGTGGGCACTGCGCCATTTGTCAAACCTTGACCTGCGTCAACTGGCGTAGACCGCCCTACGTGTGTCAATGTTTCTCCCGAAGGCACCGCCCAACCGACCCCCCCCTGGTTCGGGCGAACCCTTCAAGTTGAGAGCCCCACCGGGTGACGGCACCCCCCTGCCATGACCCGCCCGGTGGGGCTCTCCTTATCTCAAAGGGGAAAGGCAATGGCAGCAGTCACCAAATGCCCAGAGTGTCGCAGCAGCGACAACGTGGCGGGTGTGATCGAGCGCGGCATCCATGACGGCGTGCTGTATTACGAGTGCATGAAGTGCGCCAAGGTGTGGCACCGGTGGCAGCCACCGGACATGCTGTATTACGCCGCTCACGAGCACATTGAGATGCGCCGCGAGGCTTTGCGCATAGCCGCAGAGCGCGAGTGGAACCGCGAGAGGGAGGCGAGCCGTGTCCGAGACCCGCGAATCTCATACGCCGACTACTACTAATGCCCGGTCGTGGTCCTGTCCCAAGTGCGGAAACATGGACACCTTCATTTCCATGAGACCCGAACCCCCTGGTAGCACTGCCGGTGCAACGCACTGGCCCTGGCTGTTCTGCATCGAATGCAATCGATCAGAACGTCTCGCGGTCTAGACCCCGCCGTGAGACACGAAAAACCCCCCTGGTGGCTGGCGCTCCAGGGGGGTTTTTCGTGCGTCTCAGCGCCGTTCAGAGCGTTTCAGGTAGGCATCGAGGTCCGCCTTGTTAATCCGAAACGTTTTGCCAAAGGCGTGGTAGGGCAGCTCGCTCTTGGAGAGCAGCCGATACACCGTCATGCGCGACACGTGCAGCTTCTCGGCCACCTCTGGCACGGTCAGGAAGTCGCTCACAGGAGCGTGCCCGCAGACTCCAGCAGGCGCTGCCGCGCCGCAGCCACCACGCCGTACTTGTCCTCCTCGGCGTGCAGGGCGAACAACCTGCCCACCGGCCCGGCCATGTGGTGCACGTTCGTGCTGTGGTTGGACAGGGCACGGATCTGGCCCTGGTCCTCGCCGCACGCCGGGCACACGCCGCCATAGACCTCGCTTTGCTTTGGCATCGCGGACAGCTCGTGCTCATCTGCGAGGTGGCGATTGAGGCCGTACTCGGAGGCAAAGCCCACGGCGCAGATGAGGCAAAACATTACGTTGCGCTTGGCCGCTTCATCCGAACGTGGGTCGATTTGCCGCAGAGGGGCACCGCGCTTGCGCTCGGCCATTGCCACCGTCTGTGCGGGCTCCCGCTTTTTGTACGGACCACGCTTGCCCGGCACGGGCAGCTCGTCCGTGGGTGGCTTGCCGTGCGTGGCCAGCAGGTCAATGACCTCCTCCACGGGCTTGCCGTGACGCTCGCACAGCTCGACCTCCAGCAGCTTGCCGCCGCCAATGCCCAGCGTGTACGACGTGCCCTCGGTGCGGGTGTCCTCGTCCTGGCACACGTCGCACCACGACAGGATGACAAGCTCTTTAGCCATTGGTGGGCTCCTCCTTCGGAATCCATGACGGGCTCTGGCTGACAAACTCGATGACCAGCTCACGGGACGTGAGGTTGAAGGTGGACAAGGGCTGAGTCAGCAGCCACGTGCCGAACTCATTCATGCTCTCCAGGATCGTCCCGTCTATGCTCGACTTGAAGCCCGCCCGGCAGTCCGCGCATAGCGTGGCACCCGCCCGTTCTCCGTCCTGGCCACAGATGGCCTTGCCCAGCAGGCCGGTCAACATGTCCAGCTCGTACGTGTGGGCCGTGCCGTCAGCCACGGGTCTTACCCCTCTGCCGTGCCGCCTCCATCTGCGCACCACGCTTCAGCAGCGTGGGGTCATTGACCTGACGCGTCACCGCCTCAATGCGCAGCGCGTCCCGGTCGGCCAGCACGAGGTGGCCGGTCCCGCGCGGGGCGGTGTACCCGTCCGGGTAGCGGTACCCGCGACTGGACTTAGACCCGGACAGGGACAGCGCCTCGTGCCGCTCAGAGCGGCACCGGGCGCACCGTAGGGTCCGCTCGTAGCTGTTGTACTCCCCGTCAAATCTGACGGCGTGGGCACGCCAACTGTGGCCGAAGTCCCGGCACTCCAAAAACTTGTCGGGCAGCTCCTGTGCCCACTCCTGAACGTCACGCTCTGACGCCATCTGCCTGTCTCCCTTGGCTCTGGTTTGGCACACACAAAAGGTGCCGCAGTCAGTATGACCTGACTACGGCACCCTCCGTGCATCGGGGACTCGCGGTTGACTAACCCTTTACCTGAGTCGCCTTGCGAGCGGCCCGCTTGCGAGGCGCGGGCTTGGCTGCCTCCTCCTCGGCCTTGCGGTCAGCCTTCAGCTTCTCCAGCGCCTCGGCGGTGACCGCAGCCGGGCGACGACCCGCGCCACCACGGACGCGCGTTGCGCCCACCTTGGCCATGACCTCGCGGAACGGCTTGTCCTGGCAGGAGTCGCACAGGTCCGCATTGCGGACGTTGCCGGTCCCACCGGCCAGCCGGACGGGGTTGGTCTCCACCTCCTGCCCGCACACATCGCACACGGTGGTGACTCTGGTTACCTTTGCCATTTGATTTCTCCCCTTACCCTCTAGTTGCCCTCGGCGGTGGGCCGGAGCTGGACCACCTTATCGAACTCGTCCTCACCGAACATGTCCTCGCCGCGAATCAGGTCATTGACCAGCTTCTCGTCCAGGGTGATTTGCAGGTAGCCCTCCGTGGTGGAGGTGGACTTGTGGTGCAGCATGGCCGACACCCGGCGCAGTGCGCCGTCGTAGTTCTGCGTGCAAAGCCGGTTGAACAATGCCCGTGCGCCGGACCGGCGCAGGGTGTGGACCCCTTCCATGAGGCTGTTGTCGTCGTCGTCGCGGATCGGGATGCCGAACCGGACCAGGGCACGCTGCACGTTCCGGTGCGGCTCGGCGTTCCAGCGCATCGGGATGCAGTTGCCGCTGGCACGCCGGATCGGGGTGCCACCCCGCTGCCCGACCTGCCCCACCAGCTTGGGTGCCCTGCGGGCGGGCACGAGGAACCACTCGGGCTGGATGGCCCCGAAGGTGTCCCTCGTGTCATTGGCGTACCATGTGAGCCACCGGCGCAGCTCCTGATCGAGCCGGGCGCTGATGCCCATGACGTACCGCTTTTTCTTGGGGTCTTTGTGAACCTGCACCTTGATTTCGCCACGGTCCAGATCGACGTGCTCAATGTGCAGGGTCTTGATTTCGGACTGTCGCAGGAACAGGTACAGGCCGAGTGCCACGACGATGCGGTCGTGGGCGCA